CAGCAATCCTGGGCATTCGCAGTCACATGGCAGACGGGAATCTTGTACGTCAACAGGGGAATGGAAAGAGTGCAATGGTCTTCGGCCCGTCAATTTACGACGTACCACTGCTTCCGTACGAAAGAGAATTAATAAAGACGATTGGAATTACAGAGAAAGAGTATCAACTATTTGCGGCTGAAGTAAGGCGGCGTGGTCGATTAAGACCTGCAGAGTATGAGCACATTCCAAACATTGTTTGTGAGCCTGCAACGACAACAGCAATCCTTGTCAACCTTGCAATCAGCTTGGTTTTGACCGGCGTTGCATACTTGCTGACGCCAAAGCCCAAGATGCCTTCGGCCCCAAAGTCAGGCCGGATCGACTTAGAGAACATCACAGGAGCTAGTCGTTTTACCCCATCGAGAGGGTTTGAAACATTAAACGAGCTAGCAGACTACGCTTCACCAATACCTATTATTTTTGGCTTATACAACGAAACAGAAAAAGTTGGTGGGATGTTGATCGAGCCACGCTTGGTTTGGTCTCGTATGTTTAGTCATGGCACACAACAACAAGCCAAGCTTTTGTTTGTTGTGGGTGAACAAGGCATTAGAACTGAAAGTGCCGAAGATGGCATTGCTCCACCGTCATTAGAGGGCATCTTCCTAGGCAACAACGCCTTAGATGTTATTTATGACGACCTGTTCGCTTTTTACTGGAAGCGAGGTTACACCCCAGAAGAGGGTGGTTTTGTCCGGAATACGCATTTTATAGAAGGTGATGAAAACGTTGGTAATTTGAGTTTTGGTCCAAACGACGAAATTTTTGTTTGTCCTAGCGATGCAGAGAAAAACGATCCAAAGGCTTTTTGCCATGCTTATTCGCCGGTCAATAATACCCAGTTTGGTGTGTATGGAGCGATCGTTAACGGAACAGGTTACAGGTTAAATTATCAAGTTATTACTGTTCCCAGGGATGACATAAATGACAAAGAACAAAGAGTTAATATAATTAAACGTTTAAAAGTTATCGGCGATTTAAATCTAGGTAGAGACGGAGACTCTTCAAAAGGCATAGATCCTGGAACGACTCCAAGTGAAAGTGCTGACTATTCAAAAGAGGTACGAAAACTAAAACATGTAGGCGAAGGTCGTCAATACAGCCCACGGATGGGAATCATCAAACATGTCCGTGGGAATACTGAGACGGTAACTGGTAACAATGAATTGACTAAAGTTATTGATGTCAAAAAAGACGATGAGTTGATTTTTCGGATCTCCAATACTGAAATACCTACAGACGCCTACGCGTCAAGAAAGAATCAGGTCGGCGAAAAGGTGGACGACATTAATTCAACAGTTTTGGCCGAACAAATTGCTGCTGACGTAGCGATGCAAAAAGGTGAAATATTTGCAATCGGCAACACTTTATGGAAAGTTATCGGCAGGTCACAGACTCAGTTCAATCCAGAACTTGAAGAAAAGCCCGACCAAAAAATTCGGCTTAAGTGTATTGATACAAGCGAATCAGCGGAAAATAAAGTAGGCATTGTAAATCTAGAAAAAGTTGTTAGACCGGAAACGTATCTTGATGATCTTGACGGTGTTGGTGCGGGGTTTTTCCCTTTGACTCAGATCGCAACGGCAACCGTGCGAAATAATCGCCCAGCGGTTGTAACAGAGCTAGGGATTAAAAGCACGGTCTATCAAAACTTACAAGGGCTATGTTCTTTTCCTGGGCTGCCATCATCAGATGAAATTAATGAATATGACCAGGATAATATAACGGTTGCTACTGGAACGATTACGGCAACAGTTGCAAGGTCTTCGTGTTTTAGAATTTTTATTAGAAAAGCAGGGCTTAATGCAAGCGGTAATCCGCGTAACTTTACAGCTTTTCCGCTGCGATTTGTCGTTGTGGGCCAGCGACCTGTGTCTCAGTACAACTTTATTAGGATTGAAAGTCCTAAAGGTTTAGGGCCTGAAGAGTTTGAATTTAAAATTGTACCTATACCTGGCTCTGAATTACGCGCACTTCCAGAAACTGCCGAGTTTATAAAACTTGCAGCGACTGTCCCTAATAGCGATTCTGAAACAACTTTAGTTAACAGACCAGCCAGCGTAGCAAACATTGATGGCGTATTTAACGTTATTGTTGCTGGGTCGGCATTACAAAAGTCAGCAATAAGAGTAAATAAAGAATTTATGAGAAAACCTAACTTTAGTTTTACTGCCGCAGGGTTAAGTATTCCGTCCGTAGTAGAGGTGTTGAACGCTCTTCCAGAAGACAAGGAAAGGACTGAAAATCAAATTGATTCAGTTGAGTTTGTAAGAAATTTTTCAAACGAAAGCGATGCGACAGCGGGACGAATTGGCGCAATGACGTATGAAATTGCTGGCGATCCTGACGATGGCCCAAACAGCTCTGTTGCGGTGGGTCAAACGATTACAGTCGTTACCAAAGAATTTTTAGATGCTAATAACGATTTGGACTTCGCTATAGTGCGCTGGACATTGATAAAAAGACGATTGTCTGATGGACATTTTGCAAGAGTACATAACCAGCAAGATACTGTTTGGACGCCGACAGGAATTGAAGTGCTAGCCAGTTCAGGTAATTATTCTGTTGGCGGCAAAGAGTTAAAAATAAAGCGCGGTATAGGTGGAACGGATGTCGCAGGAGGCGACACTAGCGCCTATAGCAACAACCCTTTCAAAAATAATCCAGACACTGGCCATACTCTTCGCTGGTCTGGGCAAGTCTATAAAGTGACATCTCTAAGAACAGTTGAGGCAATACCAGGAAGAACAAACGGTTTTTACTATCAATTGTTTGCTCTTGACAATCATTTTGCTGATAGTTTGCCCGTTGGAACGGTTAGGACGGTTTCACAAACCTATACGGAAGGGAGCAAGAGCATCCGTGTCCGCTATAAATCTGCAGTCAAACAGCTCTCAGATAATCACTGGTCAGGCGAAACGAAAGCCTGGACCGACCCAAGCTTTGAGGTCATTGAAGGTAACAGCACAACGTCAAATTGGGAAATTAACGACAAGTTTAGCGTTCGCTTAGATATTGCAAATAGCAATCCATTTAAAACGGTTTATGAAAACTCTGGTCTTAGATTTGAGATAGCTCAACGAAAAGAAATTGCTGGGTCAAATACTGTAGAAGCGGAGGTTATTTTTGAAGGCCAAAGCCAATATGCAGACGTTAGTCATTACAGAAGCCTTGTTCAAAAGTCAAACGAAAGCGAGCCGGAGCATGAAGTTGTTTATGTTAATGAAATATTGCCTAACGATCCAAGCCCTTCGTACAACGATTTGACAATGGCCGGTCTTTCGTTAAAGGCCAGTCGCAATTTTACGCAGCTAGACCAATTACGAACTTGGGTCGGCAGAGGGCTCCACGTAGAAAGACTGCATGAAGATCTAAATACTTATGAGCCAAACGGCCAATCGACAGGTCCAAGCAATCTGCTGACGGACCTTGTGTTCTATTTGTTTACCGATCAGATGGGTGGAGCGGGAGGCTTAACCGGCATGACAGCGGCTAACCCAACCTTGATTGAAAAGGACAAGTTAAAAGAAACCTCAAAATTCTTGCAGAAGCAGAAGTTGTTCTTTAACGGCGTAATTGGCGAAAACATTAACCTGCGTCAATTTGTAATGGATATGGCGCCAAATTTCTTATGCAACTTTGTTTTAACCGATGGCAAGTTTGCCTTGTTGCCTGCTATCCCACATGTTCCAGCTAGTGGCGAGTTTGAACTTGGCCCTATTAAACCTAGTCAGTTTTTCACAGCCGGAAACATTCTTGAAGGCTCGTTAAAGATTGAATACTTAAGCTCAGAAGAGCGTAGGCCGTTTAAGGCAAATGTCCGCTACAGGCAAGAAACCAAGAACAAGTTTCCAGAAGAAAAAGTTGTAGAAGTAAAAGCTAAACGCACGGAAAGCTATGACGCACTGCAAACATCTGCAAACATCGAAAGGGTGCCGCATGAACAATTTAACCTTACGCAATTTTGTACGTCAAAAGAACATGCGATAAAAGTTGGCAAATATTTTCTAGCCTTGCGCCAACTCGTTACCCATACGATTAGTTTCTCGACAACCGTTCACGGCCTGGATCTACGTGCTGGTGCGTTTATCAAAGTCTCTACGGAGTCCAGCCCATATAGTCCTGCAAACAATGGGACGGTTAGCTCAACAGGGATAGTTACGAGCGTTAAGCCGTTAAGCGATGGTCAATACAACGTTTCTTATTACAAAACTAATTCAGAAGACGTGCAATCTGGGTTTATGGGCATAAGCAACGGAATCGTCCAAGACGCAACATTCCATTCTTCAGTTTTTACCTTGGTCAATACTGAAGTATCTCAGAACGTTTATGTTGTTGAGCAGCTGACGTTCTCTCAGGAGGGCACTGTGGACATCGTTGCATCAGAGCACCCTTGCAACGATGATGGAAGCAGTAAGCTCGCGCACATGATGCAGAGCGGGCAATTTGACATTAGCCCTGACGAAAACTTGAGCGACTAATGGCTTTCCCAACACTTGTTCCAACCAGCCGAGCCTTTGATCCTGGGGACTACCCAATCAAAACCTTTAAGTCGCAAAGCGGTGCTGAGACACGAATCCTGTATGGCAGCGAACGTACCAACGTAAAGCTGCAGCTGTCTTACGCCAATATCGGTGATGCGTCAGCAGAGTTGTTTCTTGATCACTTTGACGAAACAAAAGGCACCTTCAGCACTTTTGCGTTACCTGACGGGTCATTAGGTGGTTGGAGCGGAAACTCTGATGCCCTGCGCTCAGAGCCCACAACAGTTCCGACTGTGACACTTGCTGTGACAGTTGCAGCTTCTGGTGGCGGCAATAGGTATCGGATTGATGGCTCTTCAACAGACAACCAAACGTTGACGCTGACTGAAGGCACTGTTTATTTATTTAGCCAAGCGGACTCGTCAAACTCTGGCCACCCATTGCGCCTTAGTACAACAAGCGATGGCACTCATGGTGGTGGGGCTGAGTACACAACAGGCGTGACAACGTTTGGGTCTGCTGGCAGTGCTGGAGCGTACACACGGATCAAGGTCGCTAAAGATGCTCCAACCTTGTATTACTACTGCGTGAATCACAGTGGCATGGGCGGTCAGATCAACACTCCTGCGGGCACTGTGTCATCTGAATCAGGCACAGCAGCAAAGTACAGGTACGAAAGTGCACCACAATTAACGCAGGTGCGGCCTGGGGTTAGCACTGTTACAGTGAATCTCATTGGCGTGATCTGATGGCAAAGGTCTATACCGGCAGAGATGGCGTCTTACAAGTCGCTGGTGCGACCGTTGCCAAAGTGTCGAGTTTCTCGGTGCAAGCAAACCTTGAGACGTTAGAAACCACAACGCTTAGTGAGAATATTCGCAGTTACGTTCCAGGCGTTGTTGGCTATACGGGCAGCTGCAGCTTGCTTTATTACAAAGAAGACAGCGGTTCAATCAACACCACAAGCTTGTTGAGCGCACTGGTGAAGACTGGTTCGGCTGGTGTTACCAGCAGTGACACTGTTGATCTGACATTCCGTTGGGTGGATGGTGCGGACATTAACGACATCAAGATCAACGCTTACGTTTCAAGCGCCACGATGGGTGCTGCTACTGCTGATCTGGTGCGTGCCGAGATCTCGTTTATTGGTACGGGAGAGCTGCTAGCCGCCACGATCTCATGAGTGTTTACCTTGGCACGTTTGGCAAAGTTGAACTGCAACGTCAGTTTGACGGCAGCGAACTTAGTTCAACGATTAATACCAGTGATGTCAACGCTACGGCGAAACGGTTTAGCTTTGACTTTGACCATGGCCAGTTAATTACTGGCGATCAAGTTGAAATTAAAAGCACTGATGGTAGTGCGCTTGATTTTATTGACAGCTACACAGATTCAAGCGTAAAAAAGTTTATTTATGTTGATGACCTTGGTGGTATCAGGCTTTACAGCAGCTTTGCTCATGCCGTAAATGGTGGGACGACAAACGCAGTAGCTCTCGCGGTTCCTGGCAACGACATCCCAATTGCTGTTTCTGTTGAGAACAGTATTGCGCGTTTATTGGCGCAAGTTAATAGTTTTGAGCTTAATACTGAGCGCGAAACTGTTGACACAACAACGTTATCTGATGAGTTTAGAAGTCGAATTAGCACGTTGATGTCTGGCTCTGGTCGGATGTCGTGCTTCTGGGAATACACGGGTGACACGGCAAACGAACTGCCTAATTACTTGGTCGAGCTTTCTCTACGGACCAAGGTTGGCAGTCAGTTTCATGCAAAGTTCTATATCAAAGCAGGTGGCTATAACCCTGGCGGTGTTTCAGCAAGAGACGGCGACGATGTTTTTTATGACTTTGACGCAGTCATTACAGCGTGTGCTGTGCAGTTCGCACCAGACAATACGGTGCAAATCACAGCAGACTTCATCACGACTGGAGCGGTAGAGCTGAAGATGGATACGTTTGTACCTGACGACCTCTTGCAAGAGGACTCTGGTGAAATACGCTTGGATCAAGACGGTGCAGCTAAACTGCAACTAGAGACCGACCTTTAAGCAGGGAGCTGACCACCAATGGCTGATTTAAAAATCAGTGAACTAGCAG